CCCCAGAAGAAGGCCATAGAAATATAAAAACTTGCGATTTGTGGCCACATGAATATAAAAATCAATCTGAATTAGAAGCCAACGCAAAACTTATCGCCGCCGCTCCTGATTTGTTGGAAGCATGCCAAATTGCAATTGTTGAATTAACATCGAATTACAAGCGGCTTGGCTTTACTTCAAGCAATGTTATGATGGCATTAGAATCAGCAATCAAAAAAGCAACAACCTAAAAACTATAAACGATGAAAACCAAGATCAGCGAAGTACAGGAGTACTTTAAAAACAAGATTATCAACGGTGATTATGAACCGGTAGCATTTGAACCGAATTACGTAAAGGTGAAAGTCGATAATGAATTTGACTTTATTATTTGGGTTGGCAATTCATATATGTATTGCAAACAATGGGCTTTTATGGATAATCAATTTATGTTACTGCCAGAATTCACAGAATCGGAAAGTACCGAATGTTTCAAAAATGTAACTGCACTGATTGAAGAGAATACCGAAAATATCCGGATCGCCAAGATCGAAAAACTCAAAGCCGAATTAATCCAGTTGGAGGGGGGGGTAAAATGACAAACATTACCAGGTTTGAATCGAACATACAGAAGTTAGTAACTCAGGATAAGATTATGGTGGCTCTGAATCAGGAGCCACCGGCGGAATGGGTAAAGAAACACCCTTTTATTGCTGACTTCAATTATTTACCTATTGAACGGGTTGAATGGCTTTTAAAGACATTCTTTAAAACTAACTACAAAATAGAGGTTATAAAAACCGGCACAATCCTAAACGCTATTGAAGTAACTGTTCGTGTTCACTACAAAGAGATTGGCGGCGAAAGCTGGTTATTTCACGACGGTGTAGGTGCAAAGGAAATACAAACTCAAAAAGGTTCCGGCGGGTTGAAATTAGACCTATCGAATATTAATAGGGGTGCGGTTGAAATGGCCTTACCTTTAGCCAAAACGATTGCAATAAAAGACGCTTGTGATCATTTCGGTAAACTATTCGGTTCAGACCTCAACCGTAAACAGCAAATGACATATGCCGAAGATACCAAATTACAACCGATTGACATTGATAGCGAATTGTTCACCAAAATGAAAGAGGCTGTTAAGTCCGGAAAGTACACTATTGAACAGATTGAGAAAAAATATACATTAACTGAAGAAGTAAAGGAGGCGTTGAATGAAACCATTTAAACTCCGTGCATCCTCAGCTGGCACTCTAATCACTAACGGCAAAGGTTCCTTAATTTCAGTAGGTGGTAAAACCTACCTAAAAGAATGGGTAATATCACAACTTTACGGCGTTGAAAAGCAAATCAAATCTAAGTACCTGGATAAAGGTATTATGATGGAAGATCAAGCAATTGATTTCGCTGTTAAAATGTTGTCGATTGACTTCGCACTGAAAAATGAAAAACGGTTTGAGGATGATTATTTCACCGGCGAACCGGATATGATTTTGGATGATTTGATTATTGATATAAAGAATTCATGGGATTGCTTTACCTTCCCGCTGTTTGAATCTGAGATACCAAATTCAGATTATTTCTATCAACTACAGGTTTACATGCACCTGACCGGCAAACACAAAGCAAAGTTAGTTTACATTTTGCTTGATACTCCTGCAACGAATTGGGATGCAGGAATTATGTACCAGGTTCCGGATGAACTTAGGATTAAGACTTTCGACATCGAATACGATCCTACCGTAATTGAATCACTGATAAACAAAGTAATCGAAGCAAGGCAATATATTTCAACACTACAACCATGAAATTACTCCGCACCCTCCTCCGTCGCCTCTTCGCCCGACGTGAAGCCAGAATCAGAATGAAGAAATACAATAGAATGTTGAACCGTTATTATTCGAGAAAAGTATGAAAAAGATAATCGAAGGTAAAGAATATGAATTAGTTGATAAATTATATTCAAAAGAATATATATCAGCATGTAGTCAATGTGCATTTAAAAACATAAATAAATGCAGAGAAATTACAGACAGTATATGTGCAAGATCAAATAATATCTCAAAATACTGGATACTAACCGCCCCGAAACTATGACTCACGCCCTCGGACAAAACTGCTCAGCCCGTCAAAGATTGACTGAACAGTTATCAACAAAAGAAGCGATCCTCAGAAGCCGCGAGATACACCCAGCCGAATACTACGACATTAAGAACCTACCGGAAGCTATACAGGCAGAAGTAACCAGAAATGGATTAGAATCGAAACAGGCCGAATGTCAGAAGTGTTTAATTTCGGTTCCGGTGGGGTTTGATGTTGCAGAATATATATGCCGTTTCCTTACTCGTGTAAAATAGTACCACAAATAATTCATAACTAACTGATAATGAATATAATTATTTTTGGTGAATTTCAGAATAGTACTACCGTATGTTATATATTTGTAGTATCTTTACTTCATAAGACAAACACACAATGACAACTTTAGACATAACAAAACAAGTAAGATTAATCAATCCTGAATCAGGTGAAGAATCAGTTATTTACAATGTTGTTAACTACAATGAAGTAACAACCCGTTGCTATATTGAATCAGTTAATACTTCGGTAAAAAGCCAGGAAATTGTTTCAGTAAATGATATAGAAAATGTATAAGATAACTGCATTAATAGCATGTGAAGAAAGCCAGGAAATTACTAAGGCTTTTAGGCTTTTAGGAATTGAAGCATATTCATGTGATTTAGAACCGTGTTCAGGTGGTCATCCTGAATGGCATATACAAGGCGATGCAATTACAGAGGCATATAGTGGTAAATATAATTTAATGATAGCACATCCGCCTTGCACAAGAATTACTAATTCTGTTTGGTGGTATATTGTTAAAAATAATCTTTACCATGAAGTAAAAGAAGCATGTGATTTTTTCAATAAGTTACAAAACGCTCCTATTGATATGATTTGTATTGAAAATCCAATTCCAAATAAAGAAGCCAGAAAGCATATTCGAAAATATGATCAGATTATTCAACCGTATAATTTTGGTGATGATGCGAGTAAATCAACTTGTTTATGGCTTAAAAATTTGCCTATACTGTTAAATACTGAATATTGCCAGCCAAGAATTGTAAACGGTAAAAAAAGATGGAGTAATCAAACTGATGGAGGCTGGAATAAACTCGCACCAAGTCCCGAACGGGCAAAATTAAGATCAAAGACTTATCCAGGAATAGCCGCCGCAATGGCTGCACAATGGAGTAACCTATAAACCAATTAACATGAAAACCATAATCCTACACCATACCTCACGCGTTACCCCCTACACCCATTTCCGAAAGCTATGCCGGTTAATGGGGTGGAATTACCAGACACTTAGCAATGATAAACAAGTACCTAAACTTAACCGGCCTGTAGTAATTGGAGGTGATTTGGTTGAGAGGGTGGAGGTGAAATAAAGATAGAAATGGAACAAGAATTCAACCCATCGGATTTGACTACTAAAACAGTTGTAGAAATCCAAGCCGAACAGCAAAAAGAATATAAGCTAATCGGAACAATGAACATTCCAAGAGGTATGAAATTATTTGCCTTTAATACCGAAACAATGGAGTTAAAAGAAGTACACAGAACCAAAATAGATACGGCTAATTTTACTGATGTTGTGCAGCATAAAAAAGATATTTCACAAAGGAAAACACGTGCAACATTTGACGCTAAATCTGTTTACATTATAGCACTGAATAAAAAGAACGCATTAAGAAAACTACTAAAAAAAGTAAAACCATGAAAACAAACACCCCCCTATTCATCGCCATTATCGGCATCGTCTTAGTTGCAATCATAATGATGAAAGTAACCAGCAACCAGCAGGCACAATTCAACGAAACTAATGCAGTCCTTCGTGATCGTTCAGAAACGCTACAGGCCACGAATGAACAGTTAGAAAATCAGATCACAGGCCATAATGCTGTAAGTGATTCACTCCTTGCGAACATTCGCACTCAATCCAATGTCTTACTCCAGTACCAACGCAAGTACGCTGTAATCGCTTTAAAATACGAAACAGAGCGAAACAGAGTTAAAGAGGTAACAGATCAGGAAGCAGTCGAAATATTTTTAGACCGTGCCGATTGTTCGGAAGTTCCTGTTTTGAAATATGACTCAAATTACCTGATACCGATTGAACCGATTAGATTCTATAATGATGTACTGATTGGATTTGATGAACAGGTTGAAACGAATCGAACCTTACGCGGCGAAGTGTACGATAAAGGAGTACAGATAGTAAACTACGAACGGTTAACCACTGAGCAAAAAGAAACAATCCAGGCACAAACTGAACTGAATCGGAATACTTCTATCATGTTGTCGAATGCTGAAAAGCAGATAGCGAATACTGAAAAGAAGCTGAAACGGGAAAGAGTTAAAAAATATGTTGTGGGGGTAGTCGGATTGGTGTGGATTGTGGTGGTGGGAGTGTTGTAAGCGGCTATTGTTGCTAACGTACCGAGTATATGAAAAGTTAAATGGTTACCTAAAATATTTACACGTTTTACCTAATAATTGAACCAATGAGAAAAGAACAAGGAATTACAAAAGAAAAACTTGCAGATATTGATATGGCAATAAAATGCAGGTGCATCCAATTTGCTGAATATGTTTCAAAAGATTGGTTCTATTATCGAAAAGGTGATTATTATTCTCCTAAAAATTCAACTGAAAAGTATGAGGAATGTACAAGGGAAAGACTTTATGAAAAATTTTTCAGCCATGAGTAAGAAAAAACTTGTAATTGAACTGAATGAGTATAGTTATAATTGTGCAGGTGGATGTTGCACTAATTATGGAACCGTTGTAAAGGTTAATGGTGTTGAGATGCCATATCATAACCAAGATACACCAACCATACTTGAAGAAGTTTTGCGCCATTTAGGGTATGAAGCCGAAATAATTGAAACATTTAACGGAGAATGTGCCGAACCCGCACGTACAACTAAAACCATTTAATTTTTTATATACTCTGTTAGCAATAGGTTGCTGTATCACTTATCAAATACGATTGCCGTTCGGAAATTTAGATTGACTTTTAAATAGACACCGCAACAGCAACTTATTGGCTAACGTTTGAGCTATGATAAGTTAAAATGATCTTGCACACACCCACACGAAAAAGTTACCTAAAATAGGTTAAAATAGGCAAAATGAACGAAAAAATAAAAGAATGAGATACAATTGCAGTTTGGTTTTCAAATGGTGCTGCATCAGCAATAGCAGCTTTAAAGACTATTGAAAAGTACGGTAATAAGTGCGAAATAATTATTGTAAATAATCCGGTAAAAGAAGAAGATTCCGACAACCTTAGATTTAAAGAAAGTGTAAGTAATTGGATTCAATCCGACATTATTACTGCCAGTAACAAAGATTACCCTACATGCTCCGCTTACGATGTGTGGGAAAAACGGCAATATATGAGTGGTGTAAAAGGCGCACCATGTACGGTACTGCTTAAAAAAGAGGCCAGGTATCAATTTGAATTAACACATAAAATAGACTGGCACGTTTTAGGCTTTACGGATGACGAAAAAGCAAGGCAAGAACGGTTTATATCAACAGAAAGAGAAAATACAATACCGACATTAATAGACCTAAATTTAAGTAAGCCTGATTGCTTTAAAATAATTGAGAAAGCCGGAATCGAATTGCCTAAAGTTTATAAAATGGGATACCCAAACGCAAATTGTATTGGATGCGTAAAAGCAACATCACCTACATACTGGAACCATGTTAGAAATAATCATCCAGAAGTTTTTGACGAAAGGGTAGAACAGAGCGAAAGAATAGGCTGTAAACTTGTAAGAGTGAAAGGGAAAAGAATTTTATTGAAAGACTTGAAAACTTCTGATTTTGGAGGTAAAATGAAGTCGTATGAGTGTGGAATTTTCTGCGATACTAAATAGCCGAGCAAAAGCCATGCCCAAAACCATTTTAATTTATTATAGCGAATGTTGGCAGTAGTTGGCTGCTAATGTTTCTAAACTGCCCGACAAAATGAGAATTGTGCATGACTTTTTTAGATTGTTTGTAAAAGCCAATTACTGACCAACTACCTCATAGCACCACTTCAATCAATTGCACCATGAAACAACTAACTGAATACGAACAACTTGCATGAATATTAACACACTAAAATAACTACCGTAAAACATATAAACATGAAAAGAGTTTTTGAACAGTGGCCAAAAAACAAGGAGTTTAGTCCAGATATGTTGTCTGCCGAGCAAATATCATGGAGAATAGATGCTGTTAAAAAAGCACTTGAACCAGGATCATCAAAAATATGTAAGAGATGCGGGAAAGAACAACATATTAATGAGTTTTATTTTAAAGCAGCATACAAAGGAGAAAAGAGAAGGTCAAACTTTTGCAGGGATTGTACTCTATTTAAAAAGGGTATAGTTGAAATTGGTAAGAAAAGGTTTGCAAAAAAAGTGTTTGAAAAAGGATTCAGAAAGTGCAATATCTGTAAAGATATAAAGCCATTAACTGAATTTTGGAAAGACTATAACCGGAATACATCTACTTATAGTTATAGATGCAAATGCTGTGATAAATTACAGCACGACAAATATAAACAATAAAATCTAACTACTTAGAATCCCATTCACAATGTATATGATCTCCCTCAAACAAAACATCGAAGTCCGTGCCAAGTTTAGCGCGGATTTCGTTTACTACACGTTCCGGTTCACCGTTCAGGAAATAGGATGTCCGGCAGTCGAATGCAAGACCTTTTCCGTGTAGTGTTGTAGCTCCGTGTTTGGAATCATCAACCGAAGTTAGTACAAGTTCTTTCCCGTGCTTCGAGTAAATACCATCGACAACCATAATAGCAAGTAGTATTTGCGGTTGCAGATTAGTAAGTTTAACGCCTTGTTTTAGGATCATTATTTATAAATTTTAATAACATCGTCCAATTTTTCCATAATAAGCTGATGATCGTAACGGTTCTCAGTTCTAATAGTTTCGATATTTTCAGCGTTTT